GTTGTACTGGTAACTAGATAGGTGGTAGCACAGGCCGGTGGTGGGGTCAAAGCAGTTACTGACGTGGGACGGAATGTAGTTGGCGTTATCGTACGTGTATGTGGTCTTGTTGGCGTACAGGGTTGGGGCCGGGGGCGTTAACCCCGCGAAAGCGGCGTCGTCCAGATGCTGCTTGGCCAAGCTGACGTACCCGGGCGGTAGGGTAGAGTGGTCCCCGGCGTACTCCACTATGGCCAACTTGGGAAGGCCGCCCCCCATGAACTGTGAAAAGTCACTCATTACGAAATTCTCCAGCCGGTGGTGGCCCCGGCGAAGACGAGCCGGAATGCCGCGTTAGGTGTCGTTACGTCCATGTTCTCAGCAAGGCCCATGATTTTCTGCCCGTTTCGGTTTATGGTTAGCTTGTTGGTGTCGAAAGTACTCGCGTGGTCACGGAACTGAACCCACCAACCGACTTGTGGGTTCGCGGGTAGGGTAACCGTGAACGGGGTAGTAGTCTGGCAGGAGTACTGCCCGAACGGTATGGCGGTAAATCCGGCAGACATTTGGGCCCACCCAATGTGGGTGTCGCCGTCACGCAACCCGTAGTCCGAGTCGTATGTAATGGACATGTACGCCATCGCGTCCCACGAGGTACCGTTCGCTGCCGTGCCTTGGTCGGTGAAGGAGGTGTCCACCACGAACTTGGTAGCGGCCCCGCCCGCGCTCATGTCTCGCTGTACTACGTTCACTATGTACGTCGACGTATCTTTAAAGGTGACGTCTAGAGAGGTGGCGGCGTTCGTGCCTCCCGGCACGACTCGAATGTTGGCCACTCCGTGGAGGTCAGTGTAAATGCCCAGCTGCTCGAACCGACACGTGACACCGGGTAGTTTAGCACCCCGCGTAGTCTTGGCCAGCTTGACCTTAAAGTAGTGATGGCAGTACCCGTTGGGTCGCGTCACCATGATGTTAAGCTCGACGTCCTGGCCAGAGTTGGCAGCCGGGAAGGACCCGATGCGGTACCAGTTGCTAGTAGACGCGGGCGTCTTGGTTAGGGTTTGTGGTCCCACCAAACCCTGTTGGGCGGTAGCCAGAGAGGTAGCCGTCCATGATCCGGTTACGGCCCAGTTCCCGGACACGGAGCCGGAGCCCCTCATGATCCATGCGCCGGTGGACCGGTTGATAGAAAGTGGCGTCCCGAGTAGGGTGCCAGTGTCGCCAAACCTGGACAGGGCGAAATTGGTGCCAGTATTGTTATTCCCCTCCCCCTCGTTGGTACCACCCCACGCCCACCGGTTTACCCCGGCGGTAGTTTGAACTAATGTCAGCTTTTGGACGCCGGAGTCTCCACGTATTTTCGGGCTGGAGTACGCAGTGAGGTCGGAGAAGCTACCGGCGGCCCTTGTGGTACCGCCGATTGTAATCCCGTCCACAGTACCACCCGTGAAGGCTACAGCATTATGGTTCTGGGTGGACAGGGAACCGAGGTTGAGATTAGTCCGGGCTGCCGCCGGGCTGCCGATGCCGGACAGGTTGCCGGCCTTGGACATGTAGTAGTTGGCTAGCTGGAGTGGGGTGACGATGCGGAGGGCGTCGGTGCCGGCGAGTACCTCTGCAGCAGAGGCTAGTTCTGCGGTACCAGCTGTAATCTCAGTGGCTTGGTCCAGGTTGGGGGTGAGCGGGTCCCAGGTGGTACCACTAATAGTGCCGTCGGTAGTGAGGCACTTATAGAATATACCGGCATCCGAGTCGAAAAACTGGCGGCCGGGCTCGTCCGTAGCTACCACCCCATTGGGGTTGCCACTACCGAGTATGTACAGCCGCGAGTCGATCTTGTTAAGAATTTCTTCGAACTGCGTCGTGGAGACTAGCCCCAGTATTGACTGCTTCGGCATTTACTGTCGTGCTCCTGGCGATGTCGTAAGAGTCTCCACCAGAAGTTCTAGACGGTGGACTCGGTCCTTGAGCTCCCACACTTTGTCTTCCAGGTCGTGGTTGCGCTGGTCTTGAGCCACAAACGCCCCAGATTTCGGGTCAAATCTGAACCCCAGTGCTGTCATTTGTGAGGAAATAGCGTTCATCCGGCTCATAGCGCGCTTACCACCTGTCGGAGTCGGGTACACACTGGCGTAATGGTTTGGTCGACCGTGCTCATCAGCAGTTTTAGCTTACTGGACGTGAACCCGGTGGTATTGTCGTACTGGTAGTGCAGCTCCTTATACCCGTCACCAAAGTCCACGGTGTCCGCCGTTACCAAGCTCATATTGGTAAAGGCTCCGCCGTCGATGGACACCTGTGGGGTGACTGTACATACCCCGGCGGGGACGTACACGTCGTACCATACGTGCACATACCGGGCCGCGCTGGTTCCCACCCGTACGGTCCTATTCAAGTAGGCACCGCTGGCCTTCCAGTTGTAGGCAATAAGCCGTGCGTCCTTGTAAACGATGGGTGCCACCAGCTTGTCGGAGCTGGGCTGCAGCACCGCCCGTAGGCGCATGGAGGTAAACATCCGACGTAGGTTGACTTCCTGCCGGTTGGTGAACGGCACCCAGCTAACCCCGTCTAGGGAGTACTCGTAGCGCACCCGGCAGGAGTTGTTGGGCACGGCTCCGGTAACCGCAAACTCGAACCGTGACCGGTTTTGCGATGTGGTGGTAACACCGTAGTCTACGGTGGCTTCGCCTGTGAACGAGGCGCAGTACAGGTTGAACTTCGCGTCAGCGTTCTGCTCAGGGGACCACGTGGAAGCATTGGCGGAGGTCAACATAACTCCCGCGCTGGGGTTGGCATTTACAAACCCAAGCGCAGGGTCCCTATCCCCTACCCGGGCTATTGCGACCGAGTACATGGGGGACTCACACTTCACCACGAAGCAGTATTCTCGGTTGCGCTCTAAATACGCTGGAGCCAACAGGGTAAATGTAGTAGGTGCTATAGCAGTGGAGACGGCAGACACGGAGGACGGGTATAGGCGGGCAGAGTGGCCGATGACAGTATTTCCGGGTACGCCGTTGACTACATCTCGAATTTCAACCTCCACGAAGTTCTCTGGAATGTTCCCACCAATGGGCTTCTGGGTGAAGAACAAGTCGAGCTTGGTTAGGAAGCACGAAAACGGGGAGATAAACGTCTGCGCCAGCGGGTCGACCCTGTTCACGAAGAACTTTCGCGTTAACGTGGTGTGGGTGTTGGTGACCGTAGTGACAGCGGTAGTAGTAACGGTTCGCACGGTCCGGTGTAGCCATCCATCGGATGCCATAATGGCACTGGCCCTGGATCCAGCGGACTGCGCGCTGGCCCCAACGGCGTCGACCATGTTGGTGCCGGAGGGTTGCTCGGCGGGTATTACAAATGAGCACTGCAGATCTCCGTCCGCGTCAGCCTTGACGGTCCAATATTCTGTGCCGGGCACAGAGGGGCCAGATGCGGTAGGCTCCACCTTAATACCGTTAAAGTAGATGGAAACGTTGTCCTCGCCAGCCGTGAACCCGATGCCTGATACGGTGACCGGAATTTGCCGGGCGTATGGTAACGGGAGGTACTCTATCCCAGTTGAGCTGCTATGTATGTACTCAATGTCGGTGGTAGTAACGTCCGACACGGTCTTCCAAGCCAAGTTGGTATTGCTGGTAGTCTGGACGAGATTACGCACAAGGTTCCGCGTGATGGTGTACGGCTGCCCATCTACCGCCACGGTAATGTTGTTGTACTCCACCCAGTGATCGACTTCGGGGGTGAGGACAATTTTTGCTCTGAGGTTCACCAGCGGGTACGCGCTGATCTGCCTGCTGTCTGTGTAAAACGGTTGCACCAGTAGCTTTTGGTTGGTATACGGGGGTATGAAGAAAGTGCCCTTGTCCACAGCGGTGGTGGACCAAGAGGATTCCGGGCTGTGCAGCTCGGATTCCTGGGGTAGGTAGGCCCGCTTGTGTAAGAAGTCGTAGGTAATGTCGAAGTCCGGGTGGGTGAGGTCGCCCAAGGACGGGTTCCCAAACGACTCCGCCCAGATGGCCTTCTTGTCGGTAGGCAGGTTCTTGTTAATAGTATTCTGGTACAGCTGGAACACAGATAGGTTGTACTGGGTGTCCTTCACAGTCTGCAGCATGGTCCGCAGATCTAACATAGTCATGCGCTGGTTGTCGTCCGCGATAATTACCAGCTCGGTCAGGTCGCCTTCCGGCGGGTTGTAGATGGTGCACAGACGTAACTTGGCCCAGTCGTACGGCACGGCGGATGGCTGTGAGGAAGGTACCCCCAGCGCCACAGCGAGACGCCCGGAGTCATCCAAGTACAGGCTGTCCACACGGGGTAGGGCGTACAAGTACGACACGTAGAGGTACGACCCGTTTACGATGTCCAGTGCGGGGGTGGGCGCAGTAACCGCGATCTGGGAGCGGTAGTTTATAGTGTTACCAGCCGGGGTTTTCGCAGGCGTGAGCTGGTACTGTACCGCAGCACTGGCGTTGACGTAGCTGTCTCGGGCGATGTAGTGGCCAGGAATATCCACGCGCCAGTAGGACAGCCCCTGCACTGTGTAGGTGGACCCGCTGGTAGGCCCGGCGGCAATCCAAACGAGCTTGCCGTTAAAGGCGTCCAGTGTGAAGTCAACTCCATTGACGTAGGTAGTGGTCCCTTGCACCACAGAGGCCACATAGTTAATCTCCGAGTATGTGACGACAGGGGCCCCGACTACGAGCGGGGAAATGTAGTCGAACGTACCGCTACCAGACAAGGACCCACGAACGACGTCCGTAGACGCAACGGTATCCAGGGTACGTACGCTCTTGGTTAGGGCCTTGGTATATCGTACCACTACCTGATACGTAGCACCTGCGGCAGGCTCGGCACCAGCCGGTGCCCAACTCACAGAGTTACCGGACCGCACGTAGTCGGTGTTAGCCGTATACCCAGAAATCGACACTATCTCCTGTACCGGGCGGTACTCCGCCGGGACGTCATCAAGCCCGTTGGCGGCGATACCGCGGGTGAGGGTGATCGCCGGGGACATGATAGTAGCCAGTACCTCGCTCATGGTGCGGACTGGGGAGTCACTGAGGGAGTACACCTCGGTAGCGTCAGCGAACAGCACGGCCTCACCGGATACATCAAGGGTAGTGACGGGCTTCTCCAAGTTCAGGTACGTTACCTCGTTACGGGAGCCCCACCCGTTCACGTAGGCGGTACCGCCCTTGATTAGCATACGGTTGTACTGCGCGCTCCTGGGGTCGGACTGGGAGTATTCCCCCACTGTCACCGTATATGGGTCCACTGTATAGGACCCAGACTCGTCTTGAGTACGTGCGCTCAACACCTTGAGCACGGAATCTTGCACCGCGCGTAGTTGGGTGTAGTGCTGGTTAATCTGGCCGTCCACCAGTTCGAGGACGGTGACGGAATTGTCGTTGTTCAGAGCGTAGGAGTAGGAGTAGCTAAGCCGGTCCGCTCCGGGCTTGTTGTAGTTCTCGTAGCCTACGGCGGGGTCGCTAAGGGTGGCGTCCTGGGCAATTGTAACTACGGCATAGTCCACTAGTACCCCGACCCTCTCGATGCCAGATGCGGTGATTTCAAGGTTACCAGACGCCGGGACCACATGGATGTGCCCCTGGGCATACATCTTACCGATGGACATACTGACGTAGCCGTAGCTCCGGGCCCACTTACTAGTATCGGTGAGGGCTGTTCCGGCCGCCGCGGCAGCCATGCACACGTAACCGGCATCTGCTCCGTCATTAACGTGGTCCCCAACCACGTATGCCGAAACAAGACTATGTAGTGGGAAGGAGTCCGCTAAGACTAGGGACGGCATCATGCCGGAAACCGCCGCCCCCTCCTTGTAGATGGAGGTGGCCAGCTGCTCATGCTCGAACCCGAGGATGGACTGCATCTCGTTAAGCTCAGCGGTCTGCAGTGGGACGCCCGGGTTGAACAGAATACGCTTATACGGCGCGCTATTCGGGTCGAACCGGTCGTAGTACCCGGGCGGGGTGCGGGAAGAGGGCATAGGGTACTCCGTTAGAACTCGAAGATGTTGATAGCGCGATACATGGAGTTGGCCGTACGCGGATACGCCTGCCGGTTTTCAATGGACTCCACGTAGCCTACGGACTGGATTTGCGCGGCTGATAGCGCATTTAGCCCCTCGTTACCAGCGGTGGGGACTAGTCCAGAGAAGAATCCCAGCTGGCGGAACGTTGTGGTGGGGATTTCATCGCCCAGCACCTCCCCAGTAACCATGACCCAGTGGCACCCGGCCGCTACGGCAGTGGCCTCGTCAGTGTAGGCCGTCCACTTTTCCTCGCCGGATGGCCCGATCAAGGTAATTTCACCAGTGGGACTGGGACTTACCCACTGTAGGGTGCAGCGCTTGGCCCCAATAACGTCATCAAGGGTTACGTCCGTAATTGACGGGGCAGGGGGGTTCAGCTCGTCCGTCCACGCGGCGGTGCGGCCTAATAGCAGCCACATGTTAGTGGCCTCGGACGTCTTGAACCGGATGGCGTTCCGGACACGGTAGATGTTGGTCTTGATCATATCGGTAGCTCCGTTATTTGGGTGCCGTACATGTACGGCATGAATTCAGTGCGCGTGGTTCCGTAAGGAGCCACTTGCCACTTAGCCCCCTCAAGTTGCGCGTAAGTTGCACCTTTGGCTGCCCCGTAGTAAACGTCTTCCATGGGTAACGAGTTCAGGAGATGGGACAGTAGGGGCTCCGTGTCCATTACCACCGAGTACTGCCCGGTACTGGGGTCCCATGCGTAAAGTATTAGGGCGGAAGCTCTGACTTCGGTCAAGTCTAGCCCGGAGAACGGGCCGTTGGCTTCCTTCACGGGGTCTACCGAGTTTACGAACCTATGGTATATCCCTAGCGGGGCCCCAGCCAGGCTTTCGTATTGACTAGTCTGGATCGTTCCGAACTGGGAGCTTACAAGGGCCGACATGGATTGGTTAAAGTGGGAGCTTACAAGGGCCGACATGGATTGGTTAAAGTGGGTAGCCATCGTATTGAGTAAAGTCACCGAACCCACTGTTAATTGAAGCCTCGCTGGCCGTCACGTAGCCAGGAAGTACCTTGGAAAAGTCTAGACTTACCTCGTATAGGTAGACGGGAACACTAGCGCGAAGTAGGTCCCAGTACTCCGTAACCTCTTCGCTGGCCGTAAGTGCGCCTACCGTGTACAATAACTGGTAGTACTCCTCCGTGTTGAGGAACCGCTGGGAACCAGCCGGGTGTACCAGTTCCAGCAGGGCTAAGAACGCCACGGCCGACGGTACGTTCTGGAACCCCTGTACAGTTAGGATGTACGTGTAGTACGACCACAACACACCGTCCCGGAGCCTACCAATACGGCTCTGCGCATGGGGTAGTGGGCCGTTCTGGGACACTGCACCGGACAGTAATGTGGCTCCGGTAGACGGCTTCTCAATGAGCAGGGCCGGCTGGAACAGCCCTATAGCAGTGTTGGTAATGGCTGCCACAAACTGCAGGGCGGGTAGGGTCCCCTTACTGCTGTACCACGGTTTGGACTCCTTAATTAGCTCCCTGACGTTACCGAATTTCCCGTCGGGTAGCTTTACCCCGTATTCTTGGAGTAGGTAGACCAGGAACGCGTCCGGGGTCCTGTCCACATCCCGCAGTAGGTGGAAGTCCTCCACTAACCCATATTCGACCTCTAGTAAGTACGCCACTAAACGCACGAGTATCCAGTAGTCGCTGTCTTCGACTAGATGCTCCCCCAGCGCCCCGGACAGCAGCGCGTGGAACTTGGTCTCCCGTTCGGTAGAGAAACCCATTAGTGGGTCACTCCGGCCCGGTACGCCAATACAGACAGCGGCCCGCGGCGCACCTTCTGGTCACGGTAGGTATACACGTCCGGCTTTGTGGACAACATCTGCAGTGTTACGGTCCCATTCGACACTGCAGGGAGGTCTACCTCAAGGTACCCGTTACGGACGGAGTGCCCGCCGTTTTGATAAGCCCACAGAGTAACTCCTGCTCGGGTTAGCACCAAGGAGTTTTCGCTGTAGTTGTTAATCAGGCGAACCCTGGCCTTGCCGGCGGACACCAGCCCATCCACGGACACGGTAGCGGACAGGTTAACGTAGTCCACCCCCTGCACCACTGTAGCTGCCGCAATCAAGTCAGACGCCTGAAGCATTTGACCGATGCGCAGTCCGTTCATGAACGCAATAACGGCGGACTCCACGGCGGACCGAGTTGCTGCTACGTCGTATGGGTACGTGACATAGACGGAAACCGAGAGCGACACTGACACCCATACAGGCGGTACCACGTTCACTATCATGGGTATGGTAGCCTTAGTGGATAGCTCGGCTTTTACTTGGTTGATGAGAGACTGGGGTACCTCGTTGGGGTTTACCCCGGAAACGCAAACGAATACCTCCCCGTAACGCCCAACTTCTTCCCCACCCCAGGAAGTAGCTTCGGACACACCCGGCAAGGCCCTCACAATAAATTCATAGTCGTCAGCGGTGACTCCGCGACCCTGCGTGGTATACACCGCGGGGGCGTTCTGCTTGATACTATCGATGGTTTCGGCGTCAGCTCCTCCGGACGCTGCTGAAACAGCAAATGCGGACAGTATGGCTACGATGTTCTGCATGGTGGAGTTGTATACAGGGGACAGGATAGTGGCTGGGGAACCCGCATACATGGTGTTACCTTGGAACCCGTTACAGGTGACCCCATCCACCCGGATGGCAGCCCCGGTTCGTGGTATCAAGGTGGTGGCCCCGCTCCCGAACGCTACCACCTTTCCGTTACCGTCGTCGTAAACTCGGTAGGACGACCTGGACACCGGGCGAACAAACGACGAGGTTTTCTGCCACTCAACCTCGTCCACATATACCTTGATGTCGGCCAAGTTAAGCGGTACGGTAATCTTATGCCACTGGGTACCAGAAGATACCTGGGATACCGAGAACAGGCTACCCTGCTTACAAGCCAGCGTAGTCTCAGTGGTACCAACGGGGATAACCGCCGGTGCTGTAGTGTGGAACGAACGGTCCTCGATGGATAGTATGGTTCCTTGCGGTATGTGAATGTCCTCGAAGTACGAGGACACAATAGACACGGATACCGAAGTAGTGGCAGCGGACACCGATATGGGGGTGTACCCGAGCGGCTTAGCATGTGCTATCGCGGAGTCGCGCCTCTCACAGGTAGCCAAAAACGCTTCCGCGGCTTCTCGGTCAAGGTAAAAACTACTCCTGTCAGAGACGGCCACAAACGTCTGTAGGAGGGCGTAGCCGAGGTCGCTCTCTAGGAAGTCGTTCCACTTATCGGTAAGGTCCGGTACTTTGGCGCGCAAGTCGGCCAGAATGGCGTCGGGGTCCCGGTTACTGTAGTTGAGCTTTAGTGTCATTTAATTACTCGCTGTCCGGAAACCGTAAAGCTACCCGGTGGGATAAAGGATCCGCCGGGGTTATGCAATTGCATGGGGATAGCGTACCTCGACAGGCGGTCCACCCCCTTGATGGCGTACACCACTGTTAGCGTTACCGTGTTCTGGTCCACATCCGCATCACCAATAAAAACGTCAGACACCACGATACGCGGCTCCCACTTGATTAGAGCGTCACGGGTATAGAAAACGAGTTCGGAGCGCAGGGTCTCCCCGTACGGCTCAAACGTCAAATAGGGCAGCATGGACCCGAAGTCGGGCCTGTCAATACGCGAGCCGATTGCGGTGGACATGATTACAAAAATGGATGCCTGTATCTTGGCCTCACCGGTGTCTACTACCCATTCCTTACCCAGACATGCGGCCGGGAGCGCAAGCCCTGACCCATACTTGCTGGCCAGTGCCTCTGGTATGTACGTAGCTAGTTGGCGTTGGAATACAGACGGTGGACGGACGATTAGGGTGGAGGTCACGTAGATACCTTATACACTGAGGCCATAAGCGCGTCAGCACTCACTGGTATTTTAAGCACATCTCCGGCCCGGAACCCGAACAATGGGTCATGTAACTGGTTGTACAGGGCGATGATCCACCAGTATTCCGGTGTCCCGAAGTACGAGTAGCTGATAAGGTCCAGCCGGCTGACCTCCCCGGGTTGTACTTGGTGGTATACCTCCTGGCCCTTGTAGTCCACTTCCACGAGCGAGAGGCCGTCGATTACGGTCTCGCCGCCAATGACCCGTTTTACGCCTAGCTGCTTGTACCTGGTGCTCATGTTAGAATGGGGACAGTGCGGTGCCGCTTCCGACGTCGGAAGCCGCGCGATTTTGGATGTCCACCTCGGTCAGGTTTATTGATACTCGCGCGGACATGGGGTGCCCGGACGGGTCCCAAATATCGTCCGGGTAGGTGACACTAACCTGTTGCACCACGCAAGCCCAGTTGTGGAATACATCGCTGAAATCTAGGTAGCACACAGACGGCGGTATGACCCCCGGGCGGACCGGAAAGGCCAGGGCACGCAAAGCGTTGATGGGATTTATCACCTCTGCCAGCGCGTCCCGCTGTGCATAAAACCCGATGGTGAACCCTACCGACTCGTTGTCGGAGCCGGAGTAATTTAGTACTCCAGAGGACCGGTTCATGATGGCCTGTGAGTCCCATCGTGCTGATTTCGAGTGCTGGAGGGTGGACCCTATGACCGAGGTTTCTAAGTACACCCCAGCTTGCGGCGCACGTAGCTTGAGTAGGTTGCTTCCGCCTGGCATTACACATGGGTCCCGATATTGTCTGTATGAACGCCAGCGGTATGCATATCGCCTACCGTGGCCAGGTCGCCGGTTATAGTGATTTGGGTAGCGTTCAAGTTAATTTGGTTGCCGGATAGGTTGACGTGGTCTCCGATTAGGTTAAGCTTTAGATCCGTCTGCACCACGTATTCCCCGGAGGTGTTTCTGTATATCAAGAGTGACGAAGTTCCGGACACTGGGGACGATCCAGAGTCTAGAACTATACAACGCTCGGCATGGACTGAAGAGCAATTAGAGGTAAGTAGCTGTCCAACGTCGACAGCGGTTACCGCAGCGGCCACAGAGTGTACTAGGGCTTGTCCCACAGAAGACACCGACAGGGAGGAACAGGAAGGAGAGTCGGCCTTCAGCAGGGAGAACCCAGACGCAAGTGCGGCCTCTGACTGTATTTCTGCTAGCTCTAGGTGGCTCTTGCCATCGCCGGTTAGCGACAGGGTAGAGTGAGAGCCCTTGAACACCTTGTTACGTCCCACGAGCCCACTGCAAGATAGCGCCGCCGAATGGGTGTCTTTCTTTGAAACCAACGTACCTCCAGACTGCGAGTACGCGCCGTCGTAGGTGGATCTGGACGATTCTATGGTGGCCCCCGTCAAAGACGTGGTTCCAGACACGGATATATCGTGTGTGCGAACGGACCCGCCCGTTACAGAAATGGACTCCAAGCTACACCCACGGAGTATGGACCGGACCGCAGACAGGGTTAACCCGCTAGGGCACGAATCTCCATCCAAGTGAACGCGCCCCCCAGATGCGGACAAGCGCCCAAAGTACGTAGAGTCCCTGGAGAGTAGGCGGGCCCCGGTGGTGGATACAGTTGACGGGAACTGGCTGTCGGTAACCGTGAGGTCGCCTCCGGACAAAGACAGCGTGTGGACGGCGTTACACTCATCCACGCGCACGGACGATTCGGTGGCGGACAGGGAACCTGTTACCGCTGTGTCTACCAACTGCAGCTCGCTACCGCTGCTACTAACCCAGTTGGTCACCGTTATTTCTTCGGACCGGTACTCGGACTCTACTGTGTTAAGCTGTGTCACGGAGCCTAGGTGGTGGTACACCTGGGTCCGGTTAGTAGCTAGTATCTCGAAGGTAGTCCTAGACATCTCGGCCCGGACTGTCTCCAGGTCTCCGTTCTGGAACACGGAGTCTTGTACGTGCATGGTACACCTGTTGAGGTGTAGATTGTTGGCTTGCACGTTTTTCAGCTGCACGTGAGCCCCAGCGATAGAGATAAAGTCGCAGCCAGCAGCGTTTTCTACGAGTATCTTCCCGTCGGAGAACGATAGTACAGTAATACCAGCCCCATTCCGGTACTCTAGCTGGTTGTCCCCAGCAGCCGAGGTTACGGTTACCGACGGGCAGTTAGACAGGAATAACCGTAGTCCCTTCGGGAGCACGCAGTTGCCTCCAACGCCTTCCAAAACCACAGTATACCGCGGACTGTCCGGATCGTTTATGTGTTCATCGATCTTACTTTGTAGGGCTGACTTGGCCAATTACCACTCCTCCGGCACTTGCAAAACTTCAGCTAGATTGTCCAGCCCCCGGGGAGAGTCCACTACCTGTAGACCGCCAGCTCGATGGGTGGTAATGTCGTCACCTACGGGTCCGCACTGGTCCTGACCCCACTTATCCCGGAACGACGTCTTGTGGTCCCGGTGTGCGGCCAGATAGTGCCCGGAAGAGGACACTTGTACGCGGGTCGACGTAGAACCGAAGGAACGCAGGTGGTAGAACGCAGAGCATAGCTCGAGCTCACCCGACGCCATAACGTTGTTCCTAGACCAAGAGGTGTCCCGGTCCCTGTACACCGTCTTGGGGCTCCACCCACCCTTCTCCATGGTACCACCCCGCGGCCTATAGTCCGTACCCTCAAGGCGGGACCGCATGCGCAGGAACATACTACCAGAGTTCTGTACCACCACGGCACCGTGGTACTCGGCCCCGACGGTGACGTCTTCGAACCAAATCCCGTTCCCTTCCGACGACCTAGCCACACCTTGCGTTTGCGGGTACCACTCCCCGTCGAACGACCAGTTCTCCATCGGGGTGTCCACCCCGAACTCTGAGTTGTGGGGTAACTTACCCCGGCCAGCGGGGGTGGCGTACCAATACCCGAACCACACCGGAAAGTTCTTGTCACCATTCTCAAACATAACCCACACGCGGTCGAACCGCTCCGGGGCATTAAACGACCCCTTCAATGGGTGGGCGCATTCAGCCCACGGTAGGGAGTCAGTCGGGCTGTTACGGTAGTCTCCGTGGACGGAGTAAACCCGTACCTTAATACGTCCGGTATGCGTGGAGTCGGAGGAGTCTTCCACCACCCCCTTAAATACGCCGTGCAGAACATCCGTTTGCGGGCGGGACTGACCCCCTTTGTTTAACTGGGTACGGACATACGGGTTCACAGCCCGGGCTCCTGGGGCGGCCCAAACCGAATAAGGGTAGCTGTGGTGGTGTATTTTCCATTAGTAATTTCATGCTCCACCTCGGTGCAGTAGTATAGCCCACTAGTGAAGTGGCGCTTACCGGCGGTGTTGGGGTATCGTAGCGAGTGCGGATAGAAGTACACCACCTCTATCTGCGTGTTGGGTACTAGGTACGGGTCTCCAAGTACGGTAAGTGTAGCCGTGTTGCCCCACAAGGCCTGGGCTAGGTGGTTTGATAGAGTGCGGGTAAACCCGACTATTGGGTCGAACGAGGGTCCGCGCCTGACCCGCAACCCACGTGACGTAACCGACTCCTCCATGTTCTCCGAGCAGTAGTATTTGAGCTGTTGTGGCTTCTGGATAGGAGGGTACGGGTGGAGGTTAGTGTTTACCGGGGCCGGACCCAGTTCGGAGCCATACGGCTTTGTGTTGCGGAAGTCCAAGCAAAACTTCTGGTCCTCCCCGGTACGTGGGTTGTATCCGTTTACCATAACTTGGCTAGCGCCCAAGGCTGACACACCGGTAAACGATATGTTGGGGTTCCAGGACACCACCACGGAGTCTTTGTCCTGCACTACATACCGACGCGTCTTGGGCGCGTTCTCTGGCAGGGTCAGCTTCATCTTGTCTATCCCGCCCTCGGTTACGAAGCTTAGGGTGTACCCTACCTTACCGTCGGGGGACACTGCGTAGTTGACTAACCTCTGTACGAAAGACAGGTCGGTCTCCTCGTTGGTCTTCGAGAAGGTGGCCGTGCGATACTCCGATGTGCGGCCGGTGGGGTCCATTACCTTGAGCTTCGAAAGGTCGATGTTGGGCGTTACTTCGAGCGTGTAGTTGTGAATCTTGGCTACTGCCTCAAGGCACTCCTGTAGGGTACCGTTGTACTGGTTACTAGCGATGAGAGTGGTGGCACTAGTAAGGTACCCGTTTGCAGTAAGTGTAAAGTAGTTATGTCCAATAGCAGTGTTGTACCCCTGCAGCATGAAGGAACGCCACTCGGATAGGTCGCTCCCGTTTTGCGCAGTGTACCCCCACCGGCACCGACCCATTGGGGCGTTACCCTTGCTCTCGTCCCGGGCTAGCCAGAAGTGCGGCTCTACGTCGAACCCGGTGTCGTCGAACAGTACAGCAGTGAAGGTACCCACCCCCATGGCCGACGTCTCCTTTAGGTTGAACGACATGGGTACGGTAGCCTCCCCGGGCCCGTACTCGTAGATACGGCTAAGCCCGCCGATCTCAATCTCAAATATAGCGTTAGTTGGGGCCTTCTTCTGGGCCAAGTATGTCACTGACCACCCTCCCCAACGGCGTCGAATACGCCGTAGTCCCGCATGTTGTTCCTGGCAGTCTGCGCACGCATCCACTCGTCGTGCTTGGCTTTGTGCACGTTAGCCTCCTTCGCGCTTTGGGCCAGCTCAATAATAGCCTGCTGCGCCTCCGGGTTGAGCTGGGCAGTAGTAGGGCCGGCCGGCACGACCATCGATCGGCGCTGCTCGGCAGCCAGACGAGCCAGGGCGTCGGTCTTCTCCTCTGTAAACCTGGACTGGACGTTCGCACGTACCTCTGGGGTAGCCCGGCTGAAGTAGCGCCCGGACCGGTCGTAAATGGCTCCGATGAGTTCCTCCTCAGAGTACTTTGACAAGTCCCCGAGGTCCCCCAAGAGGCTGTTAAAGTGGTCGCCTAATTGCACGGAGCGAGACCAGAATACATCCTGCATGGTCTTGGACATCTTTGTGGTATCCAGCCCCAGCTTTTGCGCCCCCTCGACGGCTGGGTTGAAGTGAGTTCCCTTGATGAAGTCGTGCTCCAAATTTTTTAGGAGTCCGGCCTCAGCCATCTCGACCCACTTCTTAGCAAACTTACCCTTCTTGTCGTACGAATCCATCTTCAGTGGGGACAGCTGATCGTACAACTGTTTGTCCTTCTTACGCATGAATGCCATAAACTGGTCTAGGGTACCGGTCTGCTGGGAAATCTGGTACGTGCCGTAGGAGGTACCACCACGGCTATCATAGCCGATGGCAGCGGACCCACGCGGCCCGGACTCGTATTTGGCGGATAGCGACCCGAGCTTAGACGACGAGGAGGAAGCCGCGTCCCGTATGGCCTTCTGATTACGCGCTATGGCGTCGTCTGACAGGCCCATTAAGCCTTTCGTCCACCTGGTTATCTTACTGTCCGCGCCGAACACCTTCTCGGCCCCCTGGATGGTGATCTGCTGTACAACCTTCTTGGTGGCTTCGATCTTACCGTTACGGACCGACTCGCCCTTCCACCACTTGAACACGGCGTCGATCTTGTCAATCCACCCCTTTAGCGCCTTGATAGGGGCCATGACCCGGCTGACGATGGCCTCTCCTACTGCTGTGAAGGCTTGCCAGATGGACTGTATAGCGGACCGTACCGCCTCTAGCGGCTTCAGTATGGCTTTTACCACCGGGTTGCCGGATATGGACTCCCAGGCACGGGATAGCAGCCCGATTACCTCGCCTGTGACGGCCTTCCAGAAGCGGACCGGGATTAGTATGAAGTCCACAATAGTCGTACCAACCTTGCCGGCAATCTCTTTGATCTTGTCCCAGTGCTCGTACAAAAGGGCGAACGCTGCTACGACCAGCATAACTACCCGGACGATCGGGTTCATGCCGATGATGAAGTTTATCGCAGCTAGCCCAGTCTTGAATAGGGTGGTGGCGGTGACTACTCCGCCAATGGCTACGGCGATGTAACCTATACCCTTGGCTATCAACCCTATGGGCCCCGACATGAACTCAAGCGTACCGGCAGCCAGCTTGAGGCCCCAGGCAATGGCAGCTATTGCAGGTTCGAGTGCCCGCATCAGCGGCATGCCCACCACCACTAGCAGACTGTGTCCGATGGAGCGGATGTGTCCTAAGATGGTGGTCCACATTTTGTTGACGTCGTCGAGGGACTTGTTGGAGTCGGCCTCCTTGCGATTGCGCTTCTGTATGTCCTGTAGGTACTGCTGCTGAAGCATAACCATGGCTCTCTGCTTGTCCACGCCTTGTGCCAGTAGTTGTGGCAACTTCTCCGCGGCGTACTTCTGCATGCCGGTGAACAACTTGTCGGCCTCCTCGTCAGTCATGAGAAGGTTATCCTTCATCTGCTTCTTTATCGTCTGCACAAACCGCTCGGTGTAATCGTCCCAGGTAGCTTGGTTTCCGAACAGGACGTCGGCGGACAAACCCTGGCTGGCAGCCGTGTCGGCCATGTACTTCAGGCCCGCGTTGGCGCGCTCGATCATGAACGCGCCGAAGTCGTTCTTGCGTAACTTATTCAGTTCGTTTATGGTATTACCGGTCTGCATAGACATGAAGGCTAACGCCCGTATAGACTCGGGGTTAGTTAAGTCCCCCATCTTCTTGGCCACTTGGTCGACCACGCTACCGGAGATGCCTAGCTCCTTGTACAGGCCGCGGGCGCGAAGGAGACCAGACACTACAGTTTGGGTAGCCTCTACCCCCGCCATACCCCATTGGGTCATGACCTCGGAAGCTCCCAACGTGGACTCGCGAATTTCCTGCAGTGACAGGTTATAAGACTTACCTATCTCGAACGCGCCGTTGACGATCTTGTTGGAGTCTTCCAGTTCCACGCCAAGCTCGTGAAGGCCGTATACCAACCGCCCGGTCTCGTCAGCGGAGTAGCCGTATACCTTCATCCAGTTGGCAGCAGATACTAGGTAGTTGTCCATGCTCTCGCCCAAGTTCCGAGTAAGCAGGCCAGCGTCACTTAGGGCGTTAGCCAGTTCGACAACACGGTCTTGAGCTATCCCGGTGGCCGCTGAGGCATTGTCGATCGAGGAGTATATGGATTCGTATGCCTTGGTGAATTTGCCAGTATCCTGCACGATAATCTTCTTAAGGTCCCCTTGCAGGTCCACGGCGGCGGCTAGCGGTATCGACAACAGGGCGGCAAACGGGGTTATCCGGCCCACGAGAGACCCTACGGACAAGAAGGCCGCTCCGAGGCTGCCAGCTACGGCCCCGCCAAGGGAGGTAAACTTCCTCTCCAGCCCGCTCAGGAAGTGCATCGTAGCCCTGGCTCCTGGATTTTTGGTCACATCCGGTGGTAGGCGCTCGAACAAAGTCTCGATGACGGTGGCGTGCTTCTTAGCGGCCTGGGACAATCGGGACATACCGGAAATGGCCTGGTCCGTGCGCAGCTGGACGGAAACTGGGGCCATCTTAAAGGGCTTAACCTTGGTGCTATTCTGGGTGGAAGACACCGCGGAGTTGATGGCTGACACCAGAGACTCGGTCAAGGCTCCGGTGGACTTCTTGTTAGACAGCTGCTTAACCAAGCCTTGCACCAAGGAGTCGGCCACGGCACCGTACTTCTTCTGGAGAGACCCGGCCCCCTTTTGGAAGGCATTCACGAGGCCCTCCATGAGTCCTTGGGCGAGCATCTCGTGTAAGACATCCGCGGCCATCGTACTACTCCTTGTTAAGACTCAGATTCTTTCTCCTTGCGGCGCTGCGTAGCGAGCTGGTCGACTAACGCTTCGAGCTCCAGCGGGGTCACTAACTCCAGGTCTCCCCAAGTGAACCCGCCGCCCCCGTGATACACTAGGGCAAATTGCATATCGAAGATATTTTTAGCCTCTTCAGGCGTTGGGACGAAAAAACTCCTCGTTTAGAGCCAACCGAGTGTCGTTTTGGTACCCGCAGGAACCGCAGGTGCACGTTACCACCTCTTTGATGCCGACATCCCGGTCGGCAACGGCGTCGATCAGGTGGTTGATGTCTACCAAGCTGAGCTTGTCCAAGTACTCCAGCCGAGCCGAGAGGGACTGCGCCAGCGCGCCCTCCATACCCGTAGTAGCGGACACAAGTTGGGCGATGCGCACGAAGGTGGTGTCGAGGTGGGAGTTGAACTCCCTGCCCTTCTTCTTGCCAGAGACAATGAACTGGGCTACTACGCGCTCGTCACCAAGGGTGGGTAGCCGGAATACCACCTCATCCCCGGAGTCGGGTAGCGTGGTTTGGTTCTCCTCAGGGTTAAACCCGTCCACGTCCTCGGCGTAGGCGATCTCAATTTGGGTAAGGTCCACGGAGGTGCGTTCAGAGGACTCGCAGTTGTCGCATCGGTATCGCACGGGGTACTTCTGGCCTAGCGACATAAGCCGTACCGCGAACATGATGGCATTAGCGTCGCTGAGTAGCAGTGAGTCGACTGGGAACGGGACGGGCTCGACAATGACTCGGGACAGCAGGTTAAAGTACAACCGGTATGCGTCAGTGCCGCGGGTAGCGATAATCTTCTGATCCCCGGCCAAGAATGGGCGAAGTCCGACGGAATCCCCAGCGGGCAGGGTGATGCCGTAAGAAGAGCCGCGGGACGGTAGCGGAAGATAAGTACCCTTGAGGGTTAGACGTTGCATGTAGTTCTCCTGGAATGTAAATAGCCGGCGAACCGGCCGTTGAGTTATTCAACGGTAAAGTAATCACAGACGAGCTCGATTTCGAGCTCGACGCCCTCGGCACTACCGTAGTCCATGTCACCATGGTTGACGGTCTTCGGCCACAGGTTGTACAGCGCGTACCGGCGGACGGTCCCACCCTTGGAATCGTACCGGGTGGCGAAGCCCATCTTTTTATACTCGGAAGCAAACCCGAGTACCTTGGTCTCAGGGTCGAATACCTTCTTCTGCCATGCAACGGCAGCCGCTACCATGTCGGGGGACACCACGTCACGGACTTTCAAGGTGCCGTTCGAGAAGGATACCTTGCCGGCGATCTTTGTGGCCGCGTTGAAGTGCTGGATAGTCAGCTCCTCGACGTCCATCTTCGGTAGGGAGAAGGATTGGGCAAACAGCTCGGTAGGACCGAGCTCGGGGATTTCGACCTCGTAGCCGTTTTTACGAACGGGTTCGCCGGTGGTACCGGTGCCCTGGCTCAGCTGGTAGCTAATATCAATAGTAGCCATTATTCATATCTCCGTTGTGTTAGAACTGTTGACCGATGTACTCGTCGATCGATGCACCCGTCGGCAGGAGCACGAAGTTGAGGGTGATGATTTCCGCCGTCTTCGTGATCTTCAGGAAGATGTTGGCTACCATTTCGTTGCGGTCGATGATGACGGGGGTATTCACGGTGTTGTCGCACACCACCCGACCTTCGTACAACGCCCCTTTTGCTACGAGGGAGTCCAGGTACGGCTGTACCAGAGTTACAAGCCGGTTCCATGTGTACTTGTTGTTCGGTTCGAATACCAGAGGCTGGCAAGCGGTGACAATAACTTTCTCCATCATGATCAGCAGCCGGCGGGCGTTGATGCGATCAAGAGTGGTGGGAGCGACTTGGGTGGTGCGTTGACCCCACAGCAAGATACCGGTGGTACGGAAGTCGTTGACCGGGTTCACGCGGTTTTCATACAGGAAGTCCATCTCCCCGCGCTCTAGGGGCCGCTCGGTGCCAGTAGACCCTAGCAACTTACCACGAGTACCACCGGCTGGGGCGTACCACTCGCCAGCCACTCGGTCGGTCCGGGCAAACGCAGCGGCGGCAAAGCCGGACGGGGGCACGAGACGGGACACCGCGTTATAGCTGTCGTAGGTCTCCACCCACGGGTAGTACAGCGCAGCGTAGCTGGTGTTGATGGCGTTCTGCGCGGCGTAGACATTGGCACCGTCTGCCCAGTCCACCACGGTGGCCGGGTCCAAGCCCGTGGGCGGATCGATCAGGGCCATACAGTCGCGGCGGGTCTCGGCAATGGACAGCAGAGCCTGTACTACAGCATCGTCGTAGACACCGGGGACTGCCACTGCGTTGATGTCGACGACATCGGGATTAATGAATAGTTGGAGACCGGTGGAATTGTTGCCGAGGTTAATCCCGATATAGTCGGCCGCGGCGATACCAGTAATGCCGTCGTCCCCACCGCTGAACGTATAGGTACCGGCCGCCGGAAACGAAGTAAGGGTGAAGGAGCCTAACAGGAAGGAGTGGGTGAGGATCGTGGTGTAGTCGTTGGCGGACCCGGCTACCATGGACAGGTTCTTGAAGGACTCCATCTGATAGCTCTTGCTAGCCAGCGTCTTGCTCATGGCAACACTGAATGTAGAGTAGAACTGAGCTTCCACAGTGACCACAGCACCGATAATGGGAGCAGTGGCCCAGTTAGTGACAATGGCCCCGGTCGCGTAGTTGACGGTGCCAGAGACAAAGTTAGTGGTGCCCGTCTCTGTGAACGCCCCAGAGGAGTTGTCGTTGGCTACCAAGGCCCCATCTAGCTTCACCTTAACGGAGCCGGGAACGACACGGCCGTGGGTGGTACCGAGGACGTTGAGGTTCAGCGCAACCGCAGTACCGTCACCCAGGGCAGAGTCTGTGGCGTTTTTCGCGCTACCGTGGGTGATCACCATAGATAGGGAGTTGTAGAAGGTACCCTTGTCCTTGGCGGGGACGGACACGGTACCACCGGCTGCCACGTTGACCGAGGCAGTAGCCGCGACTGCCGGGTTTGTGGTGGATTCGGTACGGATAAACCACAGCTGGTTGCCCTCTTTCAGGTATTCCATAGCGGCGTCAAGCGCGGGGAAGTTCGCGTGTTGATAGCCGAAGGAACGGACAAGTTGGTCGACCGTTGAAATGAGGGTACGTTGGTTGATGGGGCCCTTGCTCGCAGTGCCGACGATGCCGAACTGGGTAGAAGACAACGCAGGAATATAGTTAGAGAGGTCAATCTCCTTCCAGAAGACGCCAGCATGCACGTGGTAAGCCATAGTTATTCCTTTGGGTAATTAACAACGAATACTGTGAAAAAGTTGGGGCTATGGGTTTGGTACCATGTGAAGCACGTCCACGGTGATCTCTTGCCCATTAGTGATCTCTTTGTAGTACGCGTACATCTCTTTTACGGTGCGAATGTCGTATTCCCGCGACCAGAACGCGTTAGACACCGTAACGTCAACACGCATGTTGTACATCCTGACGGTTTGTGCCTCGTCCCGGGCCTCAACGGATAGCTTCGGGGCGCTATCCAGCTGGTACGCGAACCGGTACTCCAACCCACCCACTACCACCAAGACCGGATTGTATACCGGTAGGAAGGACAGTGCGCGGTGAAGGTCGTCAAGCTCGTGTTGGGAGTAGGTCCAAAACGATAGCTCGTAAACAATGTCGACCGGGACACGGCGCTGCATTACCATGATGGACTTGTCCACGTTGTACTGGTAGCTAGGGTGCCCGGTGTGCGCCTGTGGCCGGTTTTGGTCCTGCTGGTTGCGGTCCACGGAATTGCGGAACACTGTCACGGCGGCCCTACCGCCCGGTCCACCGTCTGCCTTAACATGGCCAGACCGTACCCCCAGAGTAGCCGGCATCCAGGCCATTTTAACAGCCGGAAAAGCGATGCGAAGCTGGTTGACGAGGGCAACGTCGATGAGTGGTATCATCAATAGAAAAAGCGCAGTTTAATCGATTTTGACGTAGGGTATACGTGCGAGTTGGTTAGTACGTCAACTATTACGAATTTCATGAACGACCCACTTACCGTAACCGGGAATTGGTTCGGCTCGGATGTGTTGGGTATTGAGAGTAGGTCGCCCTTCCGAAACAAGTCGGAGTACCTGCCCAGCACGGTGAATTCCTCGTCTTTAGAACCAGTCTCGTTGTTGGTAGTAGCAACGGTATTGTCCTGGGCAGCCACGAAAGTGTCCAGCATGTCCTGGTATACGTCGTGAGCTATAACCACCAACACCTGCACGTCCGTGATAGGGACGGAACGGTCCAGGTCTCCCCAGAAGTCCCGGCGATCGTGGGTTGGGTCTACCCTGTGGAGGACGGACTGCACACCGTGCATAGTCACGTACTGGTCCCTCATAGCTGCCAAGGACGCGCGGGCCGCAACCAGGACCGCGTCGTGGGTGCTCACTTATCCGGTTCCTCTTCGTCGTCTTGTGCATCTCCCTCCTCGTCACCAACCAGCGGACTCACGTTAAGGTCCTCCGGGGAGTCGTCGGAGCCCGGGCCGCCAGCAAAACTGTCACCATCAAAGTTGTTTTCGAAGTCGGGATTACTCCGCAGGACGTCAAGTACCTCCGGTTCCAGCCCCTCGTACGGGTCAGCGACATACTTTGAGGCGTCGACGTCCGGGGTATCCCCCGGGGACAAACTAGCTTGCAATGCGGCCCCGGCGTTGCCACTAAGGCTAACTCCCATGTCGGTGGCGACAATGGCGGCATGCTCCCCGAGCAGGTCAACCAGTAGGTCCGCGAGTTTATCGGGTTGGGAGAATACTAGCGTACCGTCCTTGTTAGAGAAGATAGGTAGTTCGGTGCGAAACCGAAGTATGGTAGTGTCTACGGTGTTCATGTTCTCTCTGTTGGAGTCACCGGCGGGTACCATGATGTTCACCAACTTCGAAGCATCGTTGATTGCGAGATACCAAACCCCCTCTGATACCTCTGAGTCGATAACCTCGTAGACCGTGTAGCCAGGGTACTGGTTATTAGTTATCTTGTTTATCTGCATCGCTTGCATCATCCTGGTTAAACGCCCGGTCTTTCTCCCCCGGGTCCGAGTTAAACGGGGTATACGCCTTCTTCACTGGCGCATCGATAAAGTACTCGTGACCAGCAAGGTAGTTGGCCAGTGCCGCGATATGCTTACAGCACCCCGCAAGGTGCATCGGATTCCGCTCGGGTAGCCCCTCGGGTGGGGGAGGAGTCTTACGTACGTAGGGCCGGAGCGGACGCCTTGCATGTACCCCGTGTACCTTGTTCCAATACGAGAAGTAGAAGTAGTACGCCGCGCATGAACAGCTTACCCGAGCTACTGACTTATGTAGGTCTGGGAGCTCGTCCTTACTGGTGTCAATATTGTAGAAGAAGATAGACGTGTTGTAGTGCTTGTTGGACTCCCGGCTGAACACCTGGGCGTCGTAGGACACGTACTTGAACTTGGCGAACTCGTTCTTCTTGACGTTCTCGAAACCGAAATTAGTCGGGCTAGCCTTATACATGGCCGACCCTAGGACGCGCTGAGTGTTGGAGAACAGTTGGTCGAAGGTAAGCCCTTGCGCCTCCAGGACCAAGTCACGCTTCACTGTAACCTCCCGGTGCGCTTAAGGTGGTAGTATAGGCAAATGAGATGACGACACATACCGGGTATTTCGCCCTCGTTTACCACCTTGTTTTTGTACCCATAGTCGCGGGGGTCGGCAGCCCTCGGGCGATACCCGTGGTGGGCATCGGCCGCGTAGTTGGCCGCGGAAAACACGGCCAAGTACTCTCCGCAGGTGCAGGCTACCCGGACCGGTTGCGTATCCTTATCGGTGTACTGTCCGCCCGAGAGCACAGCAGCAGCCATCGCTGCTAGCCCGCTGGTGGGCTTCTCCTTCTTCGCGTGGTCGTACAGTGTGATCACGCTGGTGTTCCCATTGACGGTGGCGGTCCACTTGAGCTGCTTCATTAGGGCCGCTTCTTCTGCGCGCAGCCCCTCAATAGGGCACGGTTGTGCCTTAGCCGCCCGGTCTATTTCTACATTCACTTCGCGAGTACCCGCGACCAGTTCTGGGAGGGTAAATGTTGCTTTGGCTTCGTTTAGGTACATGCTAACCAATGGTGACTGGGACTAGCCCAGTTGAGTCAATAATTTCCGCTGCCCTGGCAACGGCCGTATCGTAGGCCTCCTTGAGTAGCGAAGTGTCCAACGAGAAATCGGCGTGGTCAAACTTACCGGTGTTACGTATTGCTAACAACCGCTTGTAGTACACTTCCCCAACCAAGCACGACAATAGTTCTATGTGCCGTGGGAGGACTTTATCGATGTTCTTGTGCCCAATCCCGTACGTGACGGAAAGCACACAGGAGCCGCCGACCACCCAGTTAATGGAGTCGGACTCCGGGTGCTCCTCGTAGTACACGTCGCCGATATTCTCACCCCATATTGTGTTGATGTACTGCTGCTTGTCCGGCTGCTCGTTGGGGAACATGTACGGTACCCCGAGGAGGAACTCGTTCATGCGTGGTGCAGTAGTGTACAGACGCGGAGCAAACGCCAAAGGGCCAACGTAGAAGTATTCGGACGGGACTTGCACGCCGTAATCTGGCAGAAGCTGGGACATAACCTGGATCTGTTCCCGCTCGGCGGTGAACTGATACTCCTTAGTCACCTTGATAGGGAGATATGAGTAGTACTTTAGTAGGGCAGCAAGGTGGTCTTGATCCGATATCGCCAGCTCGACCGGCAGCAAAGGAGCCCCCAGCGGGGCCCCCACCACACTAACGAGATGATCGCTGACCCAGCCCAATTACCCCACCCGTTCAGCGTGGAGATAGTAGGGGAACCTGAGCAGAGAATCGCCTTCCTCCACAACAATACCTTCAGGAGGGACACCGCAGACCGAGACACCATTCTTCGGTGTCAACTTATACTTGATCACTGAAGACGAAGTAGCAGGGGTAGTGGGTTCAGCACTAGGCTCATCAGTGTCTCCAGCGGCGGGAGCTAGAACGTAATCGTGAATACGCTGGGAGATGGCGGCTTTGTTGCCAGATGCGTCCAGACCGTAGCTACGAGCCATGGCCGTTAGTTCGGCGTGGGTGTGGGTCATCAATTGTTCGACGGTGATGGGGGTGTTGTCTTTGAGATTCATGGTATCTCCTAATGTATTAACTGTAAACAAGGAAAAGAGTCTTATAGGTTAGTAAACGAAAAGTTGGATACTCCGGGACACCCGCATCCAGCACTCCCGCAAAAAGACCAGCGAGTTATAATTTGATTAGTTCAACAGGAAGAAGTTCAACATGATAACAATCGCCAAGATACTAGACAAGATACGTAAGCTAATCGCCATCCGGGATAACGCGGCAAGTTCCCCGGGCGAGATCGCTAATGCCGCATCTATGATCGTGAAGATGATGGCGAAGTACAACCTAGACAACCGCGACCTTATCTTCGAGGACTTGAAGAAGGACGATAACCTAACGGGGGCCGATATTGCGGGACCGCAGTACGACAAGAATATTCCGCTGTGGTATAATGTATTGGCTACCGCTATTGGAGACATATTCGAGTGCGAGTCCACCATCGTCCGGGTCACAGTGGACGGCAAACGTAAGCTCACGTTCAGGATTTACGGCTACACCCCCGACGTGGAAGTGTCCCAATGGATGTTCTCTTACCTCGCCGAACAGATAAATAAACTGGCCGACTCGGCGTGGAAGGATGAGTCTGCACTCATCCAGTCGTGGAAGGACAGGAAGCCGTGGGCGTCCGAGCTAACCCGGTTCAAGTCCAAGTATCGCTATGGAGTCGTACAAGGGATCCTCCCGCGTCTTCGAACTGCGTATGAGGAACAAACTAAACAGGAACCGATGCCCGCGGGCACGGGGACCAGATTAGTTGTGTATAAACTACAACGCATCCACGAGGTATTCAACCTCAAGCACGACCGGGTGGAGATGAAGCGGCCTAGGGGCGACACCAACGCCATAATGCGCGGGTTAATCGACAGTAAGAAGGTAGCCATCCGCAAAGTGGTGGCCGGCGGCAATACTCGCCAACAGCTGGAATACAACCATGAGTGCTAATAAATACTCAGTCCAGCCCGCTTGGATCCGTACCACCGTGCGCTGGAACAGCCAAAAATACGTCGACAAGCGGGAAGTGGACTATAGAAGCTTGCGGCGGATAGCCGCCTTATTCTCGGAGCCAAGGATGCTGCACTTCTTCTCATACCGAGATACCCTGGCCGGCGAGCTCTACAAGTTCGAAACCGAGTTGCCAAAGGTTACTGCCGCCTTTGGTACCCGGGACGCTTGCACGTTGCGCTGCGACAAGACCTACCCGACGGTAATCTCTAGTTTATTTTACGTACGAGGAAGCTAACCATGCTAACACCCCTAACCAAAGACATGGTTGTGGCCGGGAACGCTATTTTCACCATTCACAACGGGGGCGGGAAGCACTTCACGTTCCGAGTAGTGAAGCCGAAGCAGGACCATCAGCCTGGCGGTGACGCCTACTTTGCCCAGCTACTGACCGGGCCGGACAACACCAGCGACTATACGTACGTAGGGTTGGTAAACCCGGTTGACCTCCAGGTACGCCTGACCCGGGCGAGTAAGCTGGTGGATAGTTCCGTTCCGGTCCGGGTACTGCGCTGGGCGCTAGCCCACGTACAGCACCACAAGGAATTCCCGTCCGGTTATTTCGCTACCCACGCCGGGCGCTGCTGCCGGTGTGGACGCCTGCTAACCGACCCGGTTAGTGTACAGACCGGGTTCGGCCCGGAGTGTCGCCATATCCTTGGGAAAGGAGATACCAAGTGATCCGCATTACTAACACAGTACCGTCCCACAGCAAGTTCAAAAGCCTCGCCGACCAAGAATGTAATAACCTTACCAAGGACGTGAACAGGTTGTGGCCTAACGGGTGCATCGACACCCGCCCTGTGGTGAACTACGTGCGAAACCATACCGACGCATTCTCGTATTGCGTGTTCGGATACCGAGTACAGCAGGGATGAGTGTCGCCAACCACCCACACTACGCTGTGTATCAGTTCCGGTACAGGGTATTCCTGCCAGGATTCCGCGTATGCCCCACTAACGGTCATTGGTGCGGGGGTACGAGACCGGGCTGATTGCACTGGTTGCTACCAAAATAGCCGCTAACCCTAAGCGCGAGAATTACGGGCACCAAGTACGCTTCGTGGTTAATGTCTCGGAAACCGGCAAGTTGTCACACCATATTTTACCCTACACAAAGGAGTAGCTATGAGTAACGAATTACATATTAACATACTAGACGCGGTGAAGCTAACCCCGGTCCGCGCCGACGTCATAGCGGCGCTGAATGAAGTCGCCAGCAAATACGGCCTAAAAATGAGCGTGGGCCGGATCGACTATAGTGACACCACCTTCTCGTTCAAGGTAAGTGGGGTGATGCTAGGGGCTGACAGCCACGAAGCTGTGCGGTATAAGAGGAACGCTGGCTGCTACAACGTCGACCCGGAGTCCCTTGGGAAGCCCATCGCCGCCCAAGGGCGCACTGTGTACATCGCGGGGATGGAAATCGGCGGGATTATTGTGGCGGAGGATAGTTCCGGTAACAGGTACAGGATAAAGGCCAGCACGGTAGCTACCCACTACCCGGCAGGGTGCTTCGAAGCGCGGGCAGTCCAGCCCCGGGAGGGTAGCCAAAAGGCAACGAAGCCCGCTGCTAACCCCATCTCCACGCCGACGCAGCCGAGCAATCAACTCAAGCCGGACTGCAAAGTGGCTGGCGGTGGTGGAGCACAGCTACACACTTTGGCGGAGCTCAAGAAGTGCACCACGTTCTCTACCGTAATCGCGTACCTACAAGAACACGACATGATGCGTAGACTCCCTGATGGCTGGATCGATGGGTATCAGGACAGGAATGTCGGTCTACTCAAGGGAATTCTGGTCGCCAAAATCAGGTCCTGGAAGCTCTAACGGCGGCAAGAGTGTCGCATAATTGTTAGCAAGAGAATGGGCATTAGTAGTGCCGGACAAGTGGGCCGCACCTAAAAACAAGAGCGTGGTACAATATGTTTAGTACCACTCAATAATCGTTCAAAGAGATATACCATGACAATCCAAGCACTCATCACTTCCCCTACCAGTAACGTCCCGTCTGCCTTCGCATTCGCCGGTAACGCCCCTTGGCACGGGCTCGGTCGCAACCTGCAAGACGGCGCGACTCTCGACCAGTGGACCAATGAGGCTGGCTTCAGTTGGGAAGCCAAGGTCGGCCCGGTGGCCTACTACCCCAATGCGCACATTGCGGAGAGCGGTACTCCCGTCGTAGGCCATCCGGTAACTCTAAAAAACCAAGTCTGCATCTACCGGTCCGATACGCAGGCACCGCTGTCCATCATGTCGGGCGGCTATAAGTTGGTCCAGCCTAAACAGGTTATGGAGTTCTTCCGAGACGTCGCAGAGGCTGGCAAGCTAAAGATGGAGACCGCGGGGATGCTAAAAGGAGGTGCGGTGTACTGGGCCCTGGCCCGCATCAACGACCAATTTAGCGTGACGAAGGACGACCCCATCCTCCCATACGTGCTCATGGCCACGTCCCTAGATGGTAGTCTATCTACCACCGTGGGGTTTAGCAGCGTCCGGGTTGTCTGCTACAACACGCTGCAGATGGCCGTTGGTCGCGGTAACAATAACACCACCATCAAGGTGCCGCACAATTCCCTATTCGACGAAAGTCGGGTGAAGGCCGAGCTCGGCCTCGTGGAAGGGCAGTGGGACAATTTCAAGCGAGTCTCTGCCCAGCTGGCTAGCCGGGAGGTGAACCGGGCGGAGTTAATCCAGTTCATGGTGGACGTGTTCACCCCGGAGTCCAAGAGGGATAAGATTAACCTGTTGGAAGCCGACAACATCGTAGCGCGCGCCCCTAACATCCGCAAGTGCCTGGACCTGTACGAATCCGGGGTTGGCCAGTCTACCAAGTCGGCGAAGGGCACCGCTTGGGGGGCACTGAACGTCATCACCCGCTACCAAGACCATGAGGTCAAAGCCATCAGCAACGAGTCGAAGCTACGGTCCGCGTGGTTCGGAGAGGGCAAGCGCCGTAAGGAACGCGCACTACAACTCGCCTTGAAACTCACCACCAAGTAAGGAGCTAACATACACATCATAACCACCCCGGAGCAACCGTTTGCGGGACCGAAGCGGAGTGCATCGCGTACGAAACTAGTAAGCCTACCATGTTCTACGTTACTACCTAGGAGACGCTCGTGAAAGCTATTACTACAATTATGCTGGAAGTCAATAATAACCCCGACCCCGCCGAGGGGGCAATTCGTGCCCTCTTGCGCCTTTACAGCCGGAAATACGTGCTACAAGCGCTCTCGAAGAGCTTGACATCGGACTACCGGGATGTCGCGGCTGTCCTGTTCTCGCTATCTTACCGCGCCGACGTGATCGAGCTGGACACCAAGGATGCACACCCGCACTTGGAAAAGAACGCGTTACCAAGGGTTACCCGTAGCAAATCATTTTACGCGGATGACGATATTCCGTTCTAATTTCTACCATGCGCTAAAATCGGCGCATTCAAAGGACGAAATTATGAGCATATCAGTCGACATGCTTGGGCACTACTGAGCTGGCATGGCCATATATTTTGTATTATGATTGTTATACCCGCGCACTAAGTGGGATAACAATGAATTTTGGAACGGGGCGAAATGAGCGAAACATGTAAATGGACTTATGACGAAAATGGCGCATGGGATACCGAATGCGGCAACCGCTTTGAGATAACAGAGGGTACGCCGCACGAAAACAACATGCACTTTTGCGCGTTTTGTGGGAAGAGGCTGGAAGAGATATTAGCTGACGACGATAACCCGGTTTGTTGACTATACTACTCGTTTCCACACCGGGGTAACCAATTACGGCTCGGGCGCAGCAACAGTATAAAAAAAGAGGACCCCTGGGGGTCCTCAACGTACAACTAAGGAGACTACCCCCAAAGAGTACGGGCAACTAATACTAGGTTACAAAATAGCTGCCAATTGCGCGAATAACGACAAGAATTTTGGAATAGATTATCTTTTCTCAAGTTCAGATCTGGCATTACCACCCCAAACGCCAACGCGAGCCCAGGCACAGTACAATTAAACCCCTACGTCTTTCAGGAGCCCGCTATGTGCCTTTCTTCTCCCGTTTCTATTTGCGTTTCGTTTTGTTATCCTCCGAATTCACGAGAGCAAGTATTTGACATGACTACTTGTCTACTTTCCCACTTCAGGTGTTCCAACAGCCCGATTTTGCCTATTTCGTTACAACGAAAGATTAGGATAATTGTGTGGCTCGGGGTAAAAAAGCAAATGCAGTGTTATTTAGTACGATAAAAACGGCTGGAGGTAAGCCGATTCTCGAGAGTGGGTAGGTGGATTTCGTACCCACTTAGCGGTAAACCGGTACCGTTTGACAGTAATGTCTACACCTCTCGCCGCCACGCGGCAGGCCACTTAGTTGCCCCGTATATATATATTTGGGCCGCCTACTTGGCGGCCCAGTGAGGCTCCAAACCCCCAAGCTAAGCTTGGGGATTCGGTTAGGCAGTGAAGTTACTGACCGTGCCCTTCCGGAAGTACTTGGCTTGGTTCACGACACTGGCGTAGAGTGAGACCATACCAGCGGCGTTGTACAAGTCCGGGGATTGGAACACCGGAGTAGCATACAGAGGGATGTAGTCGCCCAGGACGATGGAGCTGTCCCCGATGACATAGCCCTTGAAGCCAACGATGTAGGTGTTCGCGTCCATGGTCGGGACTTTAATGACGGACACGGTACCGTCGCGCAGGGTACCGATCTCGTACGGTCCGATGGGAGCCACAACACCGGATTCCTTGAAGCCCTTGACCTGACTCCAAATATTGGCAGCGTTGTAGCCACACAGTACCCAGCTCACACCACCGCGGCCCAGTTCGGACTGGATCAGGCTCTCAGCGTAGTCTAGCTTAACACCCATTTCAGCGTAGCGGGCCAGCTTCGAGTAGTTGGTGGGCGGGGTGGCGTCGAAGTTCAGGGAGACGTCGGCTTGGGCATGCAGGATGATCTGGTTGATCAACTGCATGTCGCGCTCCTGCTTGATGAAGGAGCCAACCAACTGAGTCAGCATATCACCCAGGTCCAGGTTGTAGTGACCCTCGGCCGCGAACTGGGACATCTGGCTCCACACCACCTTGAGCGGATGCGGCTCGGCAGTGATCGGGAGATTGGTGATCTGGATATCCAGCGAACGAGTATGGGCGGAGTTCTGCTCAGAATCGTACCGGTACTGGGCAACGGCGTTAGTACCATTGGCGGGGGCAGTGGTGTAGGTAAGGGAGATCGCACCACTGGTGTAGTCGATAGTACCGGTGACACCGGTGCCAGTCAGGGTACCGGAGCCGTTGTCAGTACAGGTAACCGAACCACAGGTGATGGTGACGGTACCGGAACGGACGGGAACAACGTCCAGGGTGCCAGTCAGGGTGGTGGCAGTACCGTTGCCCGTGCTGACTACGGCGGTGATGTTCTCGGACGCGTAGGTACCGTCGGTGATGTTCTGGAACACTTGCTGACCGGCAGTCACGCCGCCAGCCGAGTTCGAGTACACCGGGCGGACCAGCACGATCTGGCCGTTCTGGCGGTCCATGGGCTGGATGTCAACCAGCTTATGGCTGATCAGGTTCGGGTAGAAGACGCGAACGATGTCGATGATCTTCGGGACCAGGGTACCCAGGGCGTTAGTGAACACGGCTTCCATCCGCTTGTCGCGAGAAACGGACTCCATGAACCGGGCTTGGTTCTCCATAACGAGTAGGGAGTTGGCGGCGACAGCCGAGCGGGCCGAATCAGCGCCTTCCAGGGCTTCCAGTAGGGACTTGTACTTCTTCCAAGAGCGGTTCTCGTCCAAGACACGCTGGACAGCCTTGCTGCGGTCTTCTTGGATTTTGCGTTCGAATAGTTGCATGGTGTTTCCTTTACGATTGGTGGATACTGGAATCTTACTGTCTATGGTGCAGGAGTTTTAAACTTCTTCGGTTACATCCAACCCGGGGGTAGGGACTGGCTCTCTTTCGAGCCTATCTTAGTAGAGGCCTTGGGGTCGCTCTTGCTGTTCCGCAGAACGCGGCCCTCGGTGACTTGACCCTTCTTCGACTTGAAGGACTCGGCTTGCGAGCCGTGGCCGATGAGCGTGAACCCGGCGCTTTCCATGTTGAAATCTTCCATCACATTCTTGGGGGCGGACTGTATGAACTCATATGCCTCGGCCCAGCTACCCACGTCCTTGGCCCAGGTGGAGCCGTCTGCCACGAACATCTGAATCTGGGTACCACCACTGTCGGTACCAGCCAAAATGGCGGAGTAGTCGTTGCCCTCGCTGATCATGGGCTCCATTTTTCCAAACGGGCGGCCAGCCCCGGCGAAGGTCTGGTAGTCGGCGTCAGTGAAGAAGGTCCACACAGACTCGATCAAGTTGGTCTTTTCGGATACCACGAGAGGGTTCCCGCGGGCCAGCTTGGCGGCTTCCTTTACAGCAATCCTGTAGGCCAACTGGTGACGGGCGGCTTCTTTCACAGCAATCTTGTAGGCCAGACGGTACTTGGTGGCCTCACCGAGTAGGACAACGTTCTCCTTGACCAAGGCGGCGGACTGGCCCACAGCCTCGCGTAAGTGGGTAACTAGGGCGCGAGCCTTGAGGTTACCCCGCCGCTGAGCGACCAGGGCAGCTTCCTTAACAGCCCTAGACTTGGTAGCTAGTTGGTTCAGACCGGCGGCCATTGCGTGCAGCTGCTTGGAGCGCTGTTCCACTAGCTTACGGTACATAGAAGACTTGTCGGCAGACTCAGTAACGGGCTTGGCGTGGACTTCCTTGAATAGGGTATCCTTGATGTTGTTCCACTCGCCGTATACGCTGGCCAAGTCTTTGGCAAGCATGGTGGACTCCGACAGTACCGTTTCCACGGCGGCGGCCCGCTGGTACGCAGCGAACTTGTCGGCAGTCAACTCGTTGGCCATGAGCACACGCTGTTCATTCAGGTACTTCAGGGTCTGATCCTTGTTCATCTTTCCGTCCTTGGTTGCAAAGTTGGGGCGCGCATTTTCGCGCACTAATTGAGGCCGAACGCGTAGCTGGGCCGACGGGTCGCCGACGCAGTCACAGCCGAGGAAGTCGTAGTCTTCAAGAATGTTGCCGTAGTTGTCCAGCGATCCCAGGCCACGGATCGACACCCCGAACGCGACATTGGCCTCGATCAGGGCGCGGAGGTTGTTGCCATTAGTGGTGGGAAGTACTTCCCACTTACCCATCATGATGTCGCCGTCAACCCAGGCCTCCACCACGACATGAGAGGCCTCCCCAGGAGTAACGTAGGGCTCCTCCGGGTGCTCATTCACGGAGGACAGCAGCTCCTTGTTCTGAAACGCAGACTCGGCGCGCTTGATAGCGCTCTCCATGACTTGCGTTCCGTACACCCGACCGTTAAGGTTCTTCTCGTTTAGCTTGGTCATTGGCAGGGTAACAAGTAGCTTGTCCCCAGAAGACTCGACGAGGTAATGACCGGAATCGGCTTGCCGGCCGACTTGCACCGGCTGGACTTGAATGGTCTCAATCAGTAGTTTACGTAACATTTTTCCGTTCTACATTCCTAAATCCTAACCCCAAGAGTATGAACGACTGCAAAGCAACGGGGGCCACATTAAACAGCGGGGCGACCTCCGTGAGCCGCAAAATCGCATCTTCAGACAGCTCCGGCCGCAGGACTGGGATTAGTTCCTCCACATTCCTTACGCCCGATAAAAGTTGGCGAATTCCGGGCAGATACTCGTGGTCCACCGAGAAGTACTTCTTGCGTTTAGCTTCGCCAATCAGTGCCGAGAACCGACTACCATACATCGACAGTAGCCGCTTCCGCTGTACTTGGCTGGCAAAGTTCAGCTCAATGGTAAACTTTACACGTGGTGTCACTGGCGGCCGCCTCCAAAATACTACTGTACGAGGGCCGCTGACCAGCAGCCTCGAAGAACGACCGGCGCTCGGTGGTTTGAGCTGATTCCTGATCGTCTGGGAACATCATGCCGTGTGGCATACCGATCAAGTCCAACAGCTTCTTGACCTCGACGTCAGTGATTTGGATCTGCTCCGAGAACGTACCTTTAAGCTCCTTGTAGGTACTCACTAGGTCGTAAGCGTCCTTGTACGTCTGCATGAGCTCCCCGGATATATACGGGGACTTCTTGAAGTACACACGCACAGGTGTCTTAGAGACATCCCCACCCAGATACAACGCCAGCAGGGTAATTAGCTTCTTGAGTCCCAAGCAATACGCTTCCCCGATTGGAATCAAAGACCGGGCGAACTTAATATCCTGCTGCCGTAGAGACAGGGGGCGCTGCTGGCCCTGCCCCTCGCTGGCTAAGAAGAACCCCTTAGGTAGTCGGGACGCGTTGATAAGCTTGTCCCTAAAATACTCTACGTCCTCGATGGAGGACACCTCCAGGGACGTGGACAGCTTCTTGGCATCGAACCCCTCTGGAATCCACAAGTAGTCTACGAGGGACGTATCTTGATTACGACTAATGCGGGCACCAGAGCCGCCCAGTAATATATTGCGCAAGCTGTTCTTCAACTGCGACAACCTGTTAAGCACGGAGGACGGGTCCCCGCGTAACCCAGGCACGGTAATGGCGATCTTGTCCAGCCGATTGGCACGCGTGATGGCCAGCAAGTCCTCCAGGATGGTTAGTTTTTCCCATGGGACCCGCATCTTCTCTAGCTCGCTGAGCCCGTACGGGAACGTATCCCGAGAGGCTATGGAGAACAGGGCGTACTCCCACGGGAAAAACTTATCCCCTCCCTTGGTACCCCCGGGTTCCGTCGGGTCTTCTAGGATCATCTCGTAGATGCGGCTCCGACTAGCCTCTAGCTCGTAGGTCTCAGACGTCCGAAAAACCACGGACAGGTCGTCTTTCGAGAATGGAGACTTAATGCTGGTATACTCTCCGGCGTTACCCTCGGTGAGCTCCGGGACAAGACGACTACCATCTCGGCGCGTAACAGTGTAAGAGAAGTCCCCCGACTTGCACAAGCTACGGATATCGGCGCGTACCGATGTTAGAACGTTGTTGGACTCCAGGACGGCCATCACCTTCTCGCGGAGGTTTTTGTCGTTGATCTCGATGACCAGGGATGCCTCGGATGAATCACCGATGTTCACCACCTCGTCGGCGATAACGTCCAGCACCACGGAGCCCTCGGCTCCGGACTTATCCATCTTCTTGTAGGCTTTCAGACGGCTGGAGCGACTAGCTACCAAGTCTACGGAGTCCAAGGTGGACGACGACCACTTACTGTGAAAGTTGTCGACACTGGTGTCGTAGTCGACCTCACCGCTCCGTATCGGAACTAGCTGCCCGTCCGGGGTTGTCTTGAGGTCGTACCCCAGGTCGGTTAGTAGGGTTTGGACGTCCCGAACCGAGACGCCCTTTTGCACTTGCTTCCGGCGAGTAAAGATACCCGCTAGGAAGCTGGACTTACCGCCGGCCATGGCGCGCTCCTTTATCTACGTAAAACGTGAGGCGGGTTCGACTACCGTGACAGTATGCACGTATTGTCGCCGACTGCGCTTCTACTAGTACGGCTAGCGTGTATACCTTGTTCCCGTGATAGCACTCTTCCAGGGCTAGCAAAGGGGTGCACCCTACGTAGGAGAACTCGTATTCTTCCGTCTCGTCAAGGTCGATGTTGTTTGACATGAAAGTAAGCTCGGGTAACCCGGCTATGTTGCACTCGCACGGGGTAACCCTGATTATCTGCTTCTTGTCGTTGACTTTCACCAGGGTAACTGCCTGCCCGGGCTCCACCGAACGGTCACACAGGACAGTGGTATTGCCCCGCAACCCCCAGTAGTTGTACGTCCACCCGGCTACCGCCTTCTTCAGCCGGTAGGGTACCACGAACTTGACGCCGACCTCGGCACGGGAATATAAGATGTCCACGGTTACGCGAGTATGAGGAACTCGTGATCCGCCCGCTTGTACTCCTCGCCGGCCACGAAGATGGCCTCGCTGGTGACCTCGGACACAAGACCGGTATCCACCTGATCTTGGGTACCAGCCTTATACACACGAACCAGCTGGTTCTTGCATACGACGTCGGACATACCGCTCGACTCGACGACACGATGGGAGGGACTCTCGACCTTCTCGGTTAGGGCGGAGTACATCCGGGTGCCTAATACACGAATGGTGTCGCCGTTCTCGTCGATTAGCGTCACCACGGCTTGACCAGCAAGGTCGTTAGACCCGCCCAAAAAAATGCTCTCGATCTTGAACGACTTCACGCTACCATCGTCGGCGCGTAGGGTAACAGAGTCACCCGCTTTGTACAATTGCTTGGCCACACTAAGCTCCATATAGTTGGTGAGGAACCCCGAAAGAGTTCCTCACCGAGCCTAGAGGGCTTACTTCTGATTACATAGCCAAGACTTGGAATCGGTACTTGGCAGGACTATACGACTCACCGCTTTCCAGAGCCACGGACCCGCTCTTGGCACCAGCAATGGTTCCCGTGTCAACTTTCCTGCCGGTCTTAGTCTCGTACACGTTCACCAGGGCCCCAACGCGGGCCTCAATGAGGTTGTCGTCAGAGTTTTCGGCGGACGCGGACTGGTCGGCCGCGGCACCAGCGGTGGTGTCGGTGGAACCGGTGTCGTGGTCATTGACGAAGGTAGCCAAGTTACTTAGGTTGGTAGCACCAGCACCATTCTCGGTGGAGGCATCGCCAGACTTGACGTCGGTGTCCACGTCCAGGGCCACAGCTTCCCGCATGATGGCTCGTCGGACGGCAGCCCGGGTGCTCTCAATGGCTCGCCGGCGGAGGCGCATAAGGTTCGAGCGAATCTTCGACTCGGTCTTGGGCTCGGTGGCCAGCACGTCATCAAGACCGATGTCGGTAACGGGGCCGCCGTCGGCATCGCCGCTGACCAGAGTCACGTCATCGCCAATGGCAGCTTGGGCTTCTTCCTCAGAGGAGAACGGGCCGATCAGCAGATCACCATCCTTGAAGGTAACGGTGGGATCGTCAATGGTGGGGGTGACGACGGCGTAGACCTCGCCCTCCTCCACGTCCTCCATTTTAACGAACTTAACCTTGGACTCGGCCAAGGTACGGGCGGTGACGAACGCCTCTTTACGGGTCATCTTGCGCTTCATACTGTACTCCTATCTCATGGTTGTTTGACAAACAGAAGAAAAGTTCCTCTGTCGAACAAGACTATTGCAGCCAATAGCCCATTTAACTACCTTGTCCTTCATGAACTCTTCCGCCGTCTTTCCGTTGCTGAACCACTTGACAAGCATCGGTTTGGTACCGTGAATCCCACCCTCGGCCAGAATACCCATGATGACAGCGTCGTCCTGGGCATTGGCGTTCAAGTTCCACACCCCCGGGGGGTTGGACTCGTTCACGCCCGCGCTGTCCCCTCCCCCACGTACTGCTTGTCGACAATAACATAGTGGCCCTTGCCGCGACCCTCCCAGTTCCACGGGATACCCTTCGAGTCCAGAAAGTTGGTAACTTTCTTGAGCTCGATGTCGTCCTTGCAGTAGAACTCGACGCGGGGCTTGCCGAAGATTTCTTTCTCGCGCATCTTGGTACTGAGGGCCTTAAGGTCGATCATAGACACCTTGGCCGCGGACTCATCGATCAGCTTCATCTCGCTACCGTCCCCGTCATAGTACGCCCGCTTGACGCTATCAGCCGGATATCCGTTGTCTCGTGCAAAGTCCTTAGCTTCTTGTTCAGTATTAAAAAGCCCAGCACCGGGTTCCCCGTTCTTGCCAACCACGCACCAGCCTTCGCCAGCTTCGCGGTCCTCGTCGAACAAACTTTCATTGGTTTTGTAGTTTTCGCCGTCCGGGGTCTCTGCTACGGAATAGACAGCGATGATGTCCTTGCCTTGGATCACCTCATCCACGTCATCCAAATCGATCATATCGAACGGATTGGTGAAATCCGAATTGTATTGCTCCACCCAGACCAGGGCAGCCTCCCGAGTATCGAACGAGTTCTCAATACCACCGTACATAGCACCACTGTCGGCCATGACGTAGAACTTGTTAGGGTCAACGTCGACCCCAAGGTCAGGTACGAACATTTCGGTTTGCTTTCCTTTACTCACTTGATTTCCTTTCAATAATTAATTGTATAGCTACCTTCGTTAAACATCAGGCGGGTAAATTAACTAGACCCGTTACAAACTGCTTATGAAGTTAGTAACCGCTTGGTTGACATGGCACACTGAACCGTCTGGATAGTGAATGTACAGGTCCCCAGAGTACCGGGCGTAGATGCCTAGCTTGTAGGTACGTACCCGCAGCTCTGCAGGAGTATCTTCAAGTAGTGTCTTCAGGTACTCGGAAACGCGGACTCCCTTCTGGTAGTCTTCCCCGGTCTTAGGTACGTTGTGTACCTCCGGGGCGTTGTATCCCGCCAGCCGGACCCGGATTCGATGGGTCACCCGGAACCCGACGTCTACATCAAGGTCGACAGTATCTCCGTCGACCACCTTGACTAACACGCAGTGGTATAGGTACAGGGAACTATTTGTGTTCATAAGAGCATTTCCTTTCAGTGTAGCGCGCCAACACAACAGCTACGGCCGCCAGTACGAGTAGGTCGATCGTCTGTATAGCCAACCATGGCATGGCCGAGCACATATGTAGTAAAACTACTGCAAACATGGACCCTGAGATAGCAGTACTCTGGCGTCGTTGGAGGGACCTCCTATCGTATCGGACACCCCACAGTAAGAGCCCAGAAAACATGATAATGGTACTGGCCGCGAAGAAAGACAACATGTTAACGACCACCGACCACCCAGAGTTGACCAACTCTCCGAGGAGCAAACCAATAGCCAGCGACAAGATAGCCACGGTAACAGTATCTAAGCATGCGCACCAACGGTGAAACATGCTGTGGAGTACCTTTTGCGTATGCGGGGCGTATATCATGGATTAATCCCGGGAGTAATATGTAGCCACTGGTGCTCTAGGTTATCCACCTTGGCGTTCAGGTTGACTACTTCTTTTTGGAGGGAAGACACCGCCGCCTGAAGGGGTGCCACTTGAGACGCCACATAAAAACCTAACATGGCTACTACCGCGCCCACGAACAATTTCCAACTAATTGAAATGCCACACTTGTCAACAGTTATGTCATCTCCCATGTCATTCCCCGGGGTTGCCATACGTCACCCAGACAAGTAACGATTGACAGATGGCTACGCGATCCAATTTTAGCATAGTTAGTGGCTATTTGTGGTACACAGAAAAGGTTTACACTTCAACCACCGCTACACCACCCTGGGCAGTACCCCAAACAGTCGGTACAGCACCCGCTCCTTGAGGGTAGCGTACCTCGCTCTCCCCACCCCGTCTGTCAGTAGCAGTCCGTCCGCTTTGCGCACGTGCACATCCAGCATGTCAAGCTGATGCGCTAACTCCAGTAACATGTGCTTTGCCGTGGCCTGGAGGGGGTCTTTGCCGTAGGAAAGGAGACGCGCAATTTCTCGCGCCTTGAGCGTTAGTTCGTCGGTGACCACGTTAGCTTCTCCACGTTGTAATTTGGACCGGGTAGAGTCGCCCACGTCCGGCGTAAAGTTAGCCGGGAGCTTCCAGCCCAAAAACCCGGTCTACTATGCTCTTCATCGCATGTCTTTCTGTTAGTATTCAACCGTTGGTTTTACGTAGTTAGCCCGACCCGTTATGTCGTCATCTTGTCCGTCAGCCGCTGGCCCCGGGCACGACGCTCGGCATGCGCGGCCGCCCACGCTTCTTCGCTCAAAACACACCAAAGGTCGCGAGCAACCCTAACGTGTTTGGTAATGTCGTGAAACGCTATACGCCCAAACTGTACAAACCCAGTTTCATTCCAGTGCTTCGCTATAGCAAAGTCGCCAGAGTTCATTCGAACCCCCTCTAGTTTTCCGCCGTAATCTACGGCCTGCGTTTCCATGTAGAGCAACAGGCTTTTTTCTTCTTTAGTCAATTCCATTTTGTTTTCCTCTGTTAGTATTCGTCGCTGCCAGATAACGTACTCTCGAACGCCATGAGCATCGCCCGTACGCACTCGCTGTGGATTTCGGCCCACTGTCTATACGCCGCCTCGCGCTCCTCGTAGCTTACGGGTTGGCTAAGTATAGAGGGGTCCTTACCTGGGGCCATGTACCCGCTCATGATGCGGAAAGCTTCCGCCTGTATATCGAACTTGGTGATTTCGCTTAGTTTCATATTGTTCCTAGGGCCAGCGATAGTTATCAGCTAGCTGTACTGTTGACTTAAGTACTGGACGCGCGTCTCAGTCTCCCGGTGAAATTTCAACTTGTACTGCACCCTAACCCTCGAGGATTGAACCCAACAAGCAAGGTACAGTTTGTTGTAGTGCCGGTTTTCTTCCCACCACCGGGTGCCCATTTGTAGAACCCCAGTGTGAGGATGCTCATTCTGGCATCCTCACGGCATCGGCGAATTGTCTCAAGACGGACTCAAGGGAGTCGGCCTCCGACTTATCGGTCCGAAACTCCACAAATCGGGGCAAATAGAGGGAATGGGTATTGCTCTTACCAGACGGCTCGGTAACCGAGTTGGCCTTCACCGTCATCACCGTCCCCGACTGGACCATACCCTCCAGCTGGGTGAACACCAGCGGTACCTCTTCCTGCTTAAACCCGGACACGGGGATGTTGACCTCCAGTAGGTCGTCAGAGGTACGGGCCACGATCGACCCAAAGTAGTTCTTGTTCTTGCCGGTGCCGGGGTTCCATCCCGCTACCTTCAAGTCGACGTCAACCTCCAGCTTGAACTTCACTTGGAACGGATTGTCACCATCCCGGTAGACCGCCTCGGGATGTTTTAGGATAGTACCCTCCAGTCCCTGGGCCAGCACAGTCCTCAAATGGACCTGGGCCTCGGTGCGGGAATAGACCAACTTGGTCTCCACCACAGATATGGCATTAGAGCCCCCGGCTCCCAGGAACGACTTTATGTAACCGAAGCGAACTCGGTAGGGAGAGTCACATGACCCGCCTGGGTTAGCGCACGTTAGGGGGATGGCGTCCCAAACGTGGAACACTATCTTATGGCCCTCAGGTAGCGCCCCACCATGCTGCAGCTTCCTGAGGATACCATTACCGTCCTTGCGGGATAGGATAACGCCGTTCTTACTGATGAGTGCCTCCCCGTGCATTCGGTAACCCCCTAACAAACGGGCCTCGTTCAGTATTTCCTCGAACGGGGCTATCGGGAACAGCTGCCCCTTTCGGGAGGTCACTTGACATCGGTCCATTGAGGGGTGAACATCCACATTTAGGAACTGTCCGTCGGCCTTCAGCTGGGAATACACCCCCTGCGACCACGGGAACGTGCCGAGGTCAGCCTGGGATTCGGTTACGCACCGCATATAAGGGAACTCCGGAATCAGGTTTGGGATCGCCTTGTTGATGATGGAGTCGCCTATTCCGGCGCGGAGGTCCTTCTTGAGGATGCGGGCGAGGAGGTATCGAGAGGATTCGGTCAGGGAACCGAGAGCGATGGCGATCTGGCGCTGAGCCTCATTACCGACGAGCGTCCGGGCTATCAGGGCATCCAGCGTTGCCCAGTGGTACCACTGAATCTCGAGATTGTTGAAGATTTGGGGTTCGGGCTCGGGAATGACTTCGACACCAAACCGAAGAAACGGGTCATAGGCGTAGCGGAGTACCCGGGCGAACTCGTCCCCGTGCTGGGAGTAACCAAACCGGATGAGGTCCTCCTTATCGATGCGAGACGGGTTGGCGGCGATCTGGTCGATCAAGGCGAAAATACTGTCGGAACTCATTTGGTGCTCCTACTTAAGGACGGTGGTAAGGGCCCGAAAGAACGCGTTTACAAGGGCAGAACGGACCCCGGGGTCTGTTCCGTAGGAGATAGCCGGGCGTATCGGGGCAGGGCGGGGCGTGATACCGATCCCGTACCAGCGGATGAACTCCGGGTAAGTGGCGTACCGATACCCGGGTCGCAGGTAGTTGGACCACTCAATCGGGACTTGGAAACGGAGGGTCTCGATGTCCCTTACATGCAGGTGCCGGCGGACCCGGTTATACACCACAAAAGCTGAATCGTGAGTAAGTGAAGTGCCCAAAAAGGGACCCACACTCGCGATGAAGTTCGACTCCTGACAAACAGGGTAGCCCAGCTCCCGCGCTGCTTTTAGTACTTGTACATAATCGGGCCTTTCGACGGCCTTGGCAGTGACATAAACGAACGACTCCACATCGGTTCTCGTGAGTAGCACTGAAACACGGTCGATATACTGCCAGTCACTCGCAAACCACCAATTCTGATACGCCAAAATCTTAGCTGCACTGTATGTATGAGCCAAAATATAAACTGTCATGTTATCCCCTTACCACCATTGTTTGATATCTTCGTCCGCAGCCAACTCCGGGTTCTCCGGGTACTCGGACATGTGCTCCCCGCATATGGCACGGGCTACCCGAACGGCCATCGTGGACTCCTTCACGCTGCCCGACGCCAACAGTCTCTCTGCACACTTGGACACCCAATCTTCCTCGTTCATGGTACCCCCTAACTGCCAACCAACGTACCGCCTTTGGACTTAATCAAGTGTACCAGTCGAGATTGCAACTTGTTGGCTTCCTTCGCGCTCATGATTCCCTCCACGCTAATCCACGAGTCGCTGAGCGGGCAGCAGGAGCAAGAGCGCTCGTGATCCTTGTCCATCGGCATCCACCAGAACTTATCGTTGATGATCAATATTTTTTTGGGTTTGGCCACGAATGTTATCGTGATCACGCGTTTAGTAGTAATCATAGTGCCCCCATGGCGTAGTCTTGCAGTTGTTGTAGCACTCTGTTCGCGGGTATGGTGTCACCGCGATCACGGAGGGCCGTGTCGGCAGCACTCAGAAGGTTGATCACCTGCTGCTTGCGGCTAGTAGTATACTTGGGGGATGCCCCGTCCACCTTATAGCATAGCGTAGTACCCTCGTGTGTCGAGATTGTAATCTCTACAGCACAACCTTCTGCCATGCCTTGGGCCAAAATAAGGAGGGCACCCTCCCCGTCAATAGTTAGTGCTTTGGTATCCATGTGTTCCTCTTGATTAGTGGTTGGTTGTGGATCGAGTTATTATTATACCCCATCGCCAAGAAGTTCACTCGCTGCTATCAGCTTACCAACCAATGCCTATGCGACGCTTATGGGTTTGCTAAAACTCTTGCCATCGTTGGGCATTCAACTAGTCAACGCTACTGACCCGCCTCAGGAATGCGAAGTCCACCCTAGATATTAGTGTCTCGCCCACAGCGTACGGGCGGCCCAACAGCAAGAAATAACGCCCCCCAAATACTCGTTGCCGGGGAAGCGGGACACTGTTGTTATTGGTGCTAGGAGCACCTTGACGGCGGGACGGTTAGCGGGAAGCGTCCGGACCACTCGTAGGATGGCATTGACGTCGTCGACGGAAGCCTTTTTAGAGGTATCATTGACCGTACTTATAAGGCCCTCAGGGCGTATAGACGGAATTCTTGGTACAGTCAGCAAACTCGTCGA